GCTTGGCAGCCGCATGAGGTTGACGCCGGTCGGCATTGAACATCAAGCTCCTACACCCACGTTACGGTCCAGCTCCCCACGGAACGGTTGAGTATGGCTGTCCATGCCCAAAGCCAGGCGGAGCCCCGCCACCGCCTACCCGCGGAAACCGCATGCCCGTGTAAGCCCCCACAGCAAGGCTCCCCAGGCCCAATAGATTGTTGATGCCAGTCGATCGCGCGGCAGCCCTGGCGTTCGCCGCATTGGTCTCTATTCCAGCCAGCTGCTGGCCGGTGCCGAATTCGGTGTCCCCTCTATGCTGGCGCACGCCAGCCATGGCGCCCGTCGCCTTGAGGCCCTCTCCGCTCCCCGCCAGCAGCCGGTCCAGATGGGCGGTGTAGCCGCCGTGAAGCAATCGTGATCCGGCTTCGACGCCGGCTCCCGTCTGCCCCGTCGCTGCGACTGTGCGCGACACCCCTCGCAGAGCCCGATTGCCCATCTCGGTAAAGATAGGGTCGGACGTGTACATGGCCTGCGCCCGCGTTCTGGCATCCGCACCGCTAAGACCCATCAGATCGGCCCATGTCTGATTGGCCGCCCCGCCAGTGGCGGCATAAGGCCGGAAGTAGCCTTCCGCCTGATCGTACTGGCCCATAGCCAGGTCGCGCCCGCTCAGAAGCTCGCTCCTGGACCGGACGCGGCCCCGGTCGATGTCTCGTGCCTGGGTTGTCCCCATGAAATCTTGCAGAAAGCCCATGCTTTGCTCCTAGCGCCAGCTTGCCGCCGCGATCGCGCGCTTAGTGCTCAGTGAGCTGTCACTGATAAGAGTGCGCCCGGTTTCTGAGACCATGCCAAGATCAACCCCGCTGTGAACTCGCCACGATGTGTCGATCTGCTGGCCGCCGGCAGGAGTATCGATATAACCAGTCGGCGTGTGCACAGCGGAGCCGTTGATGGACCCGGCGGCAACGATTTCCAGTCCGCCGGACGGTATGTCGAGTGTGGTGGATACGCTTGTCGCATTGCCGACCCCAGCCCCGTTCTTAGCGTGCTCGGTGGCACTCTTAAGATCGTAGAGTGCCACCGGCTGTACGACACAACAAGCCCCGTTCAATCCTCCAGCCACAGTCACCACAATGCTACCGCTCGACCCGGCCGCCAGAGCGATGACGGCCAGCCCAACAGCAACGCTGTTGAGGGTCACAAAGCCGTCGTTCTGCTGGATAATCGTCGCCGCATTCCCGCCGACCGTCACGCTGCTGACCGTGCGTGTGGCAGCGAACACGCCGCCCAGCAGAAACCGCACGACAAAAAGCCCAGCCTCGCTGAGCGTGACGGCGCCGAACGTGTAGCTCGCTTGCGAGGCGCCATCCTCTTGAATGGCGAACTCCTCGACACTCGGCAGAACAGCACCAATGATGCGCAAGCCCATCAGACGAAAGTCCGCTTGCCCTTCAGCGTTACGGAAACGCCTTCCGCAGCGCTGGCAGAGGATACCGTCAGCACCAAGTCATCTCCTGGCGCTACGACATTGGCGGTTGTGTGGACCTGCGTCTGCTCCGTGGTCGAGACGCTGTTGGCTGAGCCGCCCAAAGCCGTCGAGTTGATCTTTACAGTCAGCGTGCAAGTCCCAGCCAGCGAGCGTGTCACCACACTCGTGATCGTCCACCCGAAGGCCAAGTCGACGAAGCGGTAGTCCTTGTTGTCGGCCGATTCGATGATGACCGATTCCGACCAGTCCTGCTCCTTGATCGGCTTGCCCTCAACATCGCTCGCCGCAAGGTTGAACTGCCCAATCAGCCGCGTCAGCACCCGATACCACGACGCCGTTGGTTTTCTCTCAGCATCGACCAGGGCCTCTGACGCAAGCGGGGTCGGAACAGGATTGGCCATTCTTCCTCAAGACCCGAGCGGCTCAACGGTGACGGCCATGCCTTGAATGCCCTTCACCGCGCTCGCGAACGCAGACAAGCGCAGCGTCATGCCGTTGTGATCGAATTTCCCAAACCCGCGTTCCTTGATCCGTACCCAACGCTGCCCTTGCGGCCCTAGACGGGTCTGCCTTTGTGCCGCCCACGACTGACCGCCATCCCGCGTGTAGTCGATGAAAAGAATCGGATTGGCCTGGTCCTCATCCGCACTGTTGATGCCAACGCCCGTCAATGCATCGACATACACGGCAGGCACCTTGAACCCTTTCGGCCACATGTGAACGGGTGGCGTGATGATCTGCCATTGAATGGGCCCGCCCATGTCGTCCAGCACGTCCGGCCGCGCAACATAGAGCTTGTTGGTGGCCTGGTCGCCGAAAACGGCAAGACCGGAAAAATGGGCGTGCACCCCACACTTCCACTTGCTGCTGTCGGCGCTGCGCCAATTGTACCACTCCCCAACGCCGGTATCGTAGGTGCGCGTCCAATTCGCCCCAGAAATGACGTAGAAGGCCTTGCCTTCCTCCGTCCATGCCGCGGAGCGAATGAGCTTTGGGTCGGCTTCACCGCGCAACAGCCGGTCCACCTCGGAAGTCGAAATTTTGATCGGGGTGAAGCCGTCCAGCACGTACATGCCGGCGAGCTGCCCCTTGTGATCGGTCGCGGCCCAGATGATGGAATCGACCAGCTTGTCGTTGACCTGCACCGTGACCTTCTGCATCGACCCGGCGGCCCAGCAACCCATATCGATCGACATGCCTCGGCTGAACGGCACCGCCCCGCCAGCGGCAAGCTGCCAGAATTCCAAACTCTTCGGACCGGCGAAAATCGCGTCCGGCCCGCGCACCACGCCCATGATCAGTCCGTCGGCGTTGGCGTTGGCCTCCAGCAGATCGAGCGGGTCCACCGTAATGTCGTTCACATCGGTGAAAAACACGCGCCCGTCCGCAATAAGAAAAATGAAAAACCCGCCCTTTTCGATCACCGCTATCGGTGGCGGCAGATCGGGGTCGGAACCAACTGTCAGCACACCGTTCTGATAAGTGAAATACAACCCGTCGCAGACGATCACCACCTGCCGGTGGGGAGCCGCCCGGTTGGCCGCCATCGTCACCAGGCCGTCCGCCGGAATGCCGCCCACGAATGCCGCGGCGCCACCGGCGGCCGTCAGGGAGTACAAACGCCGCCCCGCGACCGTCAGCAGAATAGTGTCGAGGTCGAACACCGCGCGTACAGCGTCCGCGCTGTCAGTGCCCAAGGTGGCGAAGTTGACAAGACCGGGACGGGCGTAGGCAACAAACGGAGCCTTGCCCGTCTCGCCGCGCTTTTCCAGGTAGGCATTGACGAACTCAGCCAAGCCCTCTTGTCCAGTGCGCCCCTTGTTGGAGCCCTTGCCAAAAGAGACGGGCGTGGGTTCAGGCATCTACTACCCGTCTCTCATCGCGAGGCAGATCGAAAACGGCGCCCGGCACACGGAAGAACACCCCCTTGATTCCGCTCCAGCCCTGGTCGGCATTTCTGCCCACCATGCCGGGTATCTTGTCGATACCGAGAACGGGCGCCAGCTGCAGAGCAAGCAGCGCAATAACGCCCTGCTCGTGCTTCGCCTCAAATGGCAGCACCGTGAAGGCGAGCGAGACGGTGCCGGAAGCCGTCGCATTCGCAGTCAGCACAATGGCGCCGCTGCGATGATCTATCGTCTTGATGCGAGTGGCAGCCGCAATGCCCGTGCCTGCCACATTCATCCCCACAGCCAGCAATGCTGTCTCGATATCGGTCACATCCGGCGCGCTCAGTGCCGTCGTGCCTGTCAGCGTTTGATCGACGACGTTCAGATTCTTGAGCGCCCAAGCCGCGATCATGGTGTTCAGCAGGTCGAGTCCAACCTGCGCTTCATTGGGCGATGGCTGCTCATTGATATCGATGGCCTGCAGGGCCCGAAAGGCGCTGGTGACGATTTGCTGTGCGGTTGCCATTACTGGAACATCGGAGTTGACGGTACGATTGTGGGCATTGTGGCTGTTATCTGCTGCATCTGCGCAAACTCCGCTTCGTCGATTATCGTATCGCCACGCACGAGCGCAAGCCCCGGTGCTGTGATCGGACGGGACAGCATGGTTGCCGCTTCCCCAGTCGCCAGAACAATCGCAATGCCGGCGGAGCTGCCGATCGTATCCAGGCTGGCAACAGTAAAGCCTTGTGCTGTCGCAGCGCCTTGCGAAAGGCCGACTGCGTCCGCTTTGGAAGCCCCAACACCAACAACGCTTGCAGCCCCGGCGGATTGCCCAATTCCGCTGGGGTCAGAAATACCTGAGACCGCCGCAGCTCCGGCTGAGCTGCCGGCTGCATCGACTACGCCTTGTCCAGCAGCGCTCCCCGCTGCAAGTCCAGCAGCGGTCCCTGCTGCATCGATAAGGGCTTGCCCAGTAGCGCTGGCTGCCGCTACGCCATCGGCAGCGCCGGCACCGTTGTGCAGCTGTTGTCCGACTGCGCTGACAGTCGCAGCGCCTTCAGCCAGGCCAGCGCCTTCGCCGCCCAGAACTACCCCGAGAGGCAAATAGCGGGGACGGCGGGGACGAAACCTGCGAGTCTGGAAAAAGACGGGCATGGCCCGCTAACTCACTCTTCTTCTAGAAAAAACGTCAACTGCGCCGAGATGTCATCCGTTGGTGTGCTCTCCATGCGCACGATGATCGCTTCTCCCTGCTTGGCCTTCGGGCAAAACCGCTCGTCAGGATACCAATGCTCGAATGGCGAGCCACGGATATTCCAACCTAGTTCCTCGATTACAGTTGCCGCGCCGGATGTTGTGGCCACCGTCGTGTTGTTGCACTCACAAGCCGCTCCCGCGGCAGCATCTGCCGAATCCATTGGCACTGGTGTCACGGCACTGCCGCCAGAGCCGCCGGTCACGGTTGCTGCGAACCGCTGCACAGTAATGCGCAAACTTTCCTCTGCCGCGTCACCCAGCTCCGAGGTCTGCCCCAACGTAAAGCCGCGCAGCTTGACCGGCTTGTCATCGGCCGGCAGCACCTCCAGCAGGTCACTGTTGCCGCCGGCATTGGTCAGCGTCCCGTTGAAGGGAACGGCATAGATGCGGCCCATACGATCAGAACCTCCGAGAGAAGTAGCGAGCGGGGCGGTGGAATACAGGTCGCGAGACAGGGTCTGCTTGAACCTCGATATAGCACGACGCCAGAAGATTGGAGCCTTCGTCGGCCATATCGACAACCACGTCAGCAGGGGACGTGTTGTAGATTTTGTAGGCTAAGTAGGCCAACGTTGAGGCGTTGATCTCGCCATCCTTGGCCTCAACGGCGGCAACAGTGAAATTTCTTGGATCGACAGCCCCAGACGATCCGTAGCTCCCCAACACGACCAGCGGCGCTACACCTGCAGAGGCCGCGACCGTTTGCGCTGTCGGATTGCCGGTCGTTGCTTGCTGATTGGGTGTCGAGACGACATGATCCGTAATGGGGACATTGCCCCGGAACACATACATTTGTTTTTGGTCCGACGCGGTGCCGTCCATACCGGTGATAGTCGCACTGGCTTCCGAGCCGTCTGAAATCTTGTAGCTGAGCACGCCACGCATGAAATTGACGGTCAGCGTATCGGCAGAAATGCGCGTGAAACCAGTCGGCACCACGTCGGCGGCAGCGGCGCCAGAGCCGTTGCTGGACACATCCCACAAAACAAGCAGATCGCCAGCCACAATGTCGGCCGGGGCAGTGATCGTGCTCCCGGTGCTCGTGGCAGAGGCTTGTGCAACAACCGAAGTAATTGGCACGGATTACGCCCTGTTCAATCCTCCGTTATTGCCGTAGCCGTCGTCAGCCGCGGCGTCACTCCGCTCGTTACCGAGATGTTGGGCGTCACCGTGCCCTTATAGAGCAGCTTGCCGGCCCCACTGGACGCCGTGCCTACCCCGAAATGCGTGATCGTATTAGACCCGCCAGTAGCTTGTGGGAACTCGATTGCCGCTGCCGGACTCACACTGTTGGCGGTAACCGTAAAGCCGCCGCTGGTTCGCGCCACAGCCACACGCGCATAGCTCGTGTAGGTGGCCTCGTTCGTGGTCTGATCGCCAGTCTCGCCAGGGTCGCCTGTGTGCAGCGACACATAGAGATTGGTCAGTGGGCTTGAGGCCGCGTTGTCGGCGATGTTGGCGATGGCCGTGGCGTTGAAGATGAGCTTGAGCAGATCGTTCTCGAACGTGTTGCCTTTGCTCACAGCTTGTCCCTCTCCCGCTTGGCCGCCTTTGCAGCCCGCGCCTTCTCAATAGGGGTCATGGGGCGTGCGTCCCCGACGGCTAAATCTTGTGCTGTCGGTGGCACCGGGGACGATTGGCTTTCCTCAAGAGAAGCCACACGCGCTTTTAAGGCCACGTTTTCTGCAACCAATTCGGCGTAAGCGACGGCTTCCTGTTGCTCAATGGATGGAAGCGAAGGGGGAGAAGCGGCAAACGTCGGGACTACTGCCGTCTGCGCCTCTCCCTTTGGGCCCAAGTCATCGCTCGGCACCCTAGCAGGACTATCATACCAGCCGCGCGGCAGCTGGGCTCCGGCAGAAAGTTCGAAGAGACGAGCCTCCCCCCGGCGATAGCCCCACGTCTCAAAAAGACCGCTCATGCAATGGAACCCTTCAGCACCATGAAGCCGACCACCACGGCCTCACCCAAGGTGCCGCCAGTCCGATTGTACAGCTCGATCACGCACGAGCCCGCCGCGATCGTCCTGACCGTGACATCATAGGCCCCCGCCGTGCCGCCGGACTTGTGCTGCGCCACGACGATGTCATGGGCCTCGATCAGGCTGTTGGTGAGGGTGAAGGCCACCACTGTCACTGTGGCCAGGTTCGCTGCATGCATGGTGATCTGGCCGCAAACAGCGTCGAGCGCCACCGCAGTCGCTTTGCTGGTGGCCTGAGTCACAGAGCCGCCACCAAGATCGTAGCCTACCCCGATCGGGTCGTTGTTGACGTTGAATCTGGTCAATTCTGCCATTGCCGCCTCCCCTCAGTTCGTGAGCCTGATGCCAAGATCGGTGTGCAGCACATCCACCCCGAACAGGATGTCTAGCCGCCACACCTCTTCGTGCTTGTAGATGTCGCCACCCTTGCTGAGGGTGAGCGAAAGTCCTTTTCGGTTGCGTGTTTCCCACACACCGAAGCTTTCCAGCTTCTGGAGCGGCTTCATGACCAGGGAGACCGCTTTCTTGTGGAACAGCAGGTTCTGCCGATAGCTGCCGCCAGCCGTCGTGAAGATCGGCGTCACCGCGGCGTTGTCCGCCGGGCCAGCCGTCACCGTCGCATTCGCCTTGTCCGCTGCGGTGCCAGAGGTGAGCGGAATGATCGGGGGCGTAATGATAACCGTTGCCCCGCCAGCCGTAACAGTTGCATCCGCCGTCAGTGCAAACCGGCGCAAGCGGCCTGTCGACTGCATCGTGCTGGGATTAACCTCGAAACAGCCAGCCAACGTAAACACGTCGCCCTTCTTGAGCTGTGCAGCGCCCGAGTTGGTGAGACCGTCGATAATGAGGTTCTGCACCCATGTCGCCTTGACGGCCGCAAACGTCGTCGCCTGAGAAGCGCCATTGACCAGCACCGTACCCGCCCAGTCACCCGCAACGTGCACCGTGAGCGAGGCGGATTCGAACGTATCGAAGTTGTGCAGCGGACCGATCTTGGTCCGCTCCAAAGCCGCCCGTTCCTTGCCGGTGTTGGAGAGGCTCTTGATCTGATCGGCGAACTCTACTTTCATGTCGGGGTCGATGACCGCGTTGCGGCCCGGCATTTCAACCGCAAGATTGGTGAGTATGGCACCGCCCTGTCCGAGAACCTTGGTAGTCGTGGCCGGCGAGCCGGGCGTTCCGTAAATATTGGCAAACTGCCAGTAAATGCCGGAGATGGCCGATTCCACATCCTGTGCCAGCCGCGATGACGCTGCCCTGATCGACTCCTCTCCCACTCGCCGAATATCGGCTTCCGTGGTGAGGCCACGAGCGTCGAATTTGAAGGGCACCGTTCGCTGAACGTTGAGCTTGATATCCTTCTTGCCGTAGACCACGTCCTGGACCAGACCAGTGATATCCGGACCGGCGACCGAAACCAGCCGGGCCGGTCGTTCGATCGACACTGTGTCTCCGACCTTGTGGCCGTTGATTGTGCGCCACTCACTCTCAAAGCCGCGCCAGCACAAATTGCCCAGCACCAGCTCGTTCTCGAACCAATACAGGGCCTCATTCGCCACGATCGAGTTGACGTTGAAAGCGTTCGTCATTGCAAGGGTTCCTAGTCGCTCAAGCTATCCCGCCACTTGCGATAGCCGTCCGAATCGTCGCTGTCCGGCTTGAAGCCGGTTGCAGCCGCTCGGCCTCGCACTGTCGGGACGGGGTTGGGGGCACCGGATACTACTTTCTTTGGCGGACCTGTCAGGCGTTCCGCCAGACCTCCAAGCGCAAAAGCAGTGTCCAGAGGGGAGAGTTGCGAGATGCGAAGTGCTTCAGCCGTGTTCTTGCCAAGGTAGTAGGCAATGCGCGGGCCTTCGTCGTGCTGCCGGACCATCTGCAGACCGTGCTTGGAGTAGGTCACTCCAGTCGAGTAGGCGATGGCCTCGAAGTCAGGCACCGCCTCCTTGTAGCCGGACACACGCGTTTCCCAGATTTGCTGCTCGACAACCTCAGTCTGCTCGACGGCAGACTGAGCTTGCGAACGGGCGAACTCGGCCGACGACTCGCGTGCTGTTTCTCGAATAAGAGCACGCTGGTAGTCGGCGTCGCTGTTGAACGCCAGCGGGTCGAGCCGTCTGGGCTGGCCCTGCCTTTCCAGCTTGCGTTGAGCAAGATCGAGTTGCCGTTCCAGGCTTTTCTTCTCGTCGATCAGCGTCTCGACACGCCGCTGCTGACGCGATTTGGGCTTTGGCTGCTTCGCTTCAATCTTTTCCGCGGTTTCGGCCGCGGACTCGCCGTCAGGAGCCTCTTTCCCTTCACCATCCTTTGGCTTGAGAGCTGGGTCCTGCTCCGGTGTCGTCGTTTCCCCATCACGAATGGGCGCATCGCCTTCAGCACCGGGATTGCTGGGAGGCTGCGGAGTGCCGGCAATTGCGTCGGCCGGCGCGGCGGGGGCATTTACTAGCAACGTCTACTCCATCAGTACTGTGGTCCGCCCGGCGGGGGCATTCCACCAGGCATTCCGCCACCCTGCATCTGATCCGGTCCAGGCGGCATATCCTGCCCTTCCTGCTGCTGATCGCCGAGCGGAGACGGAACTCCAAGCTGCTGGGCCAGATGACCAATCACGGCCATCCCCATGGGGGTCGAACCGAACTGGCTCTTGGCCGCGGCACCCAGAAGCTGCTGGTAAACTTGCGGCAGCTGATCAGGCGGCACGTTCTGCGGCAACTCGAAACCGACACTTCGTGCCGCTTCGATCACAGCCCCAATCGCTTGGCCAAGCTCATCACCCCCGCCTTCCGGACCACCTTCCGGGGGTGGCGGACCGCCACCCATAAGGTCTTGCCCTGTGGGTTGGCCGGTAGGGGGTGCCGGTCCTCCTGGACCTCCTGCGCCGCGCAAGGCAGCACCCGTCATCAGTCTGTTCATTGGCCACTTCCCTTGGGATCTGGCTTCGTCGCTTTGTGCACGTCGACACGGGTGCCCACCCGCTCGCGCATGGTTTTGGTGTTAACCAATTCCGTTTCCGCAGCCCGCTTGCCAAGATCGGCCGCATGCATTTCTTCTGACCGGGCGCTTTCGCGCGGGTCGTTCCCCGTGTGGTGCATATCCTTCAGCTCGCTCATCGCTTTCGACACTGCCAGCTTGGCATTTGCCTCTGCCAGCCGCGCATTGGCATCGGCCTCTCTGGCCTCAGCCCCTTTCTTGTCGGCGGACGCTTTCTTCTCGCGCACCTCCTGCTTGGCGCCCTCGACCATGAGCGGGTCGGGCGGGGGAGGCGGCTCGTCCGCGTCGTCGCCGATAATCTCCGACGGCACCATTTTCTTGAGGCGCTTGGCCATCTTCGCCGAGCCGGGCCAGTCCTGCTCTTCCGCGACGATATCGCCAACCGCGCTGAAGGCCTCCGGATTGAGCTTCAGGAACTCGACCATCTGTGCCGCGCTTTCCTCGCGCCTGGTATGATAGCTGGGCCCGAGCTTGATCGTCACGTCATACTTGCCCGTCGTCAAATCGTGTACCAGAACCGCTTGCCCGTCTTCCTGATAAGCCACCTGATTGATCGGCACAAAGTGCTCTTTCTCGAATTCGTCGAGCACACGCACGGTCCGGCTGGTGTCATAGACCTTGGGCGCAAGGTCGAGCAAGATGCGGCCAGTGTGGTTCAGGCTGATTCCGAGATTGTGGGTGAACTCGAAATTGCCCAGCTCGCCCTGCCGCTGCCGTGCCTGGATGCCCCGGCCACTGACCTCGTTGCCCTGCGCCCCCAAGCTCGCGTCCTGCATGCCCGTGGTCGCCTTAATCTCGTCCGACGCAATATTGCCTTCCTGCCAGATCGCCGATGGCGGCTCCGGAGGACGCATGCGTTCCGGCTTCAATCCCGGCTGGCCCTCGATACGCTTGTAAGGAAGATACGGTCGCGGCGTGGTATTCGCCGTATCCCAGATTTCCTTGAAGTCCTCGATCTGCTCCAGGTCCACAAGCCACGGCGCCTTGCCGCCCATGCCAATCCATTCCGCCGATGACGACCTCCAGTAATTGTACATCCGCTGCGGATCACGTGCGAAACGCACTATCCCGTGCCGCACCACGGTGCTCTCTTGTGGAATTTCGTTGCCCAGCACCGGCACGATCGGAATGTACTTTCCAGCCCACTTGTGCGGACCCATCAGGACCTCCCGTCCCGACAGCAGCGTCTGCTCCACGCAGTAGCTCTTTGCCGTCCGCTCCCGCACAATCTGCAGGCCATGCGGCAGCATCTTGATGTTAGTCAGGTCGATGACCCGGCCATCGGCGAGCTGCCCCAACTTGCGCTCGTAGGGCACCTTTTTCCAGAACTCGGCCAGCACCACGAAGTCAGGCCGGAACCACTGAAAATTGCCGCCGGGGTTGAAAGATTGCGAAGCCTGGAAATCGCTGACCGCAGCACCGGGAAAACGCCGCTTGAAGTCCGCTTGCGGCACGAACTCCAATACCAGACAGTTCATGGCGTCAGAACGGTCCGGCTCTTCTGCGCCCGCATCCCACAGCACCGCAAAGGGATGGTGGATCAGCTTGATTTTGATCTCCTGCTCGAAAACGTCGTCGTCGACGTAGTCGGTCAGGATGCGGAAGTGCCCAATCCCACACGCCGCTGCGTGGCCGGTCGCGACCGAGTAGACCCATGTCGCCATTGATTGGCGTTGAATCTGGCGAATAAGCGCGCCCAGCACCCAAGCCTTGCCGGCATCATCTTCCCGATCGACTGGGGTTGTCTTGACGGAAGGGACAGCAAAGCGGATGGAATTAGCTACCAGCTTCACCGGCTGAATCAGCCGGTTGACCGTCAGCACCGGCCGCCCGTCGACCTCCCGGTCGCGCTTGTCGCGCGCGTCCCACTGGTCGTTGGCCAGAAATTGCAGATCGCGGATGCCCTCGACACGGTTCTCACGATCGTAGTTGTAGTTGGCTTCCGCAGCCTCGACCGCTTCCTTGACCAGAGCATCGGCGCCGCTCAGCGCTTCGCGTGAAACAGCAGCGTAGGCCACAGCCTATGACCTCATGACCGCATCCAAGTGCCACCGCCCCGCCCTACCCATTTATCGGTCCACTTTTTCTTTACCACTTTCACCAGCGCCGGAAACAGCTCGGTAAACCCCCACACCAAAGCGTCCACCCGGTCCTTCAACGCCTTGTCCTCAGCATCCGTGTTGGTAAAGGCGCACATTTGATCCTCTAACGCCGCGAATGAGCCCACGTGACTTATCCGTCCTTGCTCATATAGCGCCGAAACCGGCTCCGCACGCGGAACCTTGCCACGCGACGCCGTCACCACGACGACTTTCACGCTCTCCCGTACCGAGCGAATCACGAACGGCACCATGTCGCCGCCGTTGTTGATCTCAGCCACAACCGCATCCGCGGAATGCCTGTCGTAGGCCGCTATCGCCAGCCGCCCCCACTTGTCCGGCCCCTCCGTCGTAGTCGCGTCGTCCAAAACATACCCGCGCCCGTCAACGCCAAGGCCGCATACTACAATGCCCGTTTCCGCCCCATCCTCCCCGCGCTGGTTAGCTTTCGCCTTGGCAGCCGGATCGACCGCAACAATCACGCGGCGCATGTCCGGAAGCTGGGCAGGTTTCTTTCTGTGCTCATCGAACAAGGCTCGGCGCCACAAGGCACCCGGCACGTCCTCCAGCAGCTCCGCATCAAGCTCCTGCCGACCCAGCCGAGTGCCCGCATACCGCGCCTTGACCGCAAGCAGAAACGATGCCGCCAGATTCTCCGCGTTGTCGTAGGTCTTCCCACGCGTTACCGCCGTCTTACCGTCAAGGATCAACTGCTTGAGAAGAACGATCGGCCTTGGTGTTGTGGTCACCATCGCTCGGGGATGGGACCCCAGCCGCAACCCGAACTGCAGCATGTCCCACGTGTCTTGCGCATAACGGTACTTCGCTAGCTCATCCACAAGAGCCCCATCGAACTGGGGCCCCCGAAGCTGATCCGGCTCCGTTCCATTATAAAGAGTAGCCACAGCACCGTTCGGCCAGGTCACCCTTGCCTTGGAAGGCTCGTAATGCGGCCGGTAGGCCTTGGGATGCACCGCCAGAAGACCAGACTCGCCCTCAATCAATACGTCGCGAACGTCCTTGCTGGTCTCCCCAATGATCGCAATGCGCTTGCGCTTTCCCACAGCCAGCGGAGTAGACCCACATACCTCACCCCTCAGCCACTCGACGCCAGATCGCGTCTTGCCCGTCCCTCTACCAGCCAGATATATCCACGTGTTCCATGGAGCGCCGTCGTTGCCAACCTCGGGAGCCAATTGCTCGGGCCTTGCCCACACCCCCCAGCTGAACGCCAATTCCTCAATCTGCTCCGCCGTCAATCCAGACAGAACCTCGTTCTGATCCGCCTCGCTCAAACCAGCCAGGTCCTTGGCAAGTGTCATCACGCCGCCAGTATCGCCGCCAGCCGGTCGCCAGACTTTACCTGCCGCAACTCCGGTATGTTCGCCGCCACCCGCTGATGCGCAGTCGTCGCAGTCGGATCAAGCCCAAAAAGAACACAGCAAGCCGTGTCCGCACACAACCGCACACACCGCGTGTCATCCCCAAATACCAAACTCTGCGTAGACCCCGCCGCAAAATCAATCCGCTGCGACCGAATCGCAGGCTCCTTTACAGCCGAATGATCAGCAGGAGAATTGTACTCCGTTACCCACAGCAGATTAGCCACTTAATCCTCCCCCTCTCACATCTGCGTGACTTTGTTCGCATATCGAACAACCCAATTGACACGAATGTGTTCTCGCGTCCACAAGCAGCGCTTGCAGCGCTATAATGCTTGCAGCGCAACCTCAATACCCGCGCCCCTCACTTACCCGCCTCAGTCCCGTACCCAGTCCTTCCACCCAGCCCCGCTGCTGGGCTTGGATGGACGCTTACGAGGCGCTTCCCGAGAAGCCTGAAGTCGGACGGGAGGTTGGGTGTCTTCCCCGCCCTCTACCACCACCCCTTCCTCAACCCTACCCCCGGTCTGAGAAAGCATGCTTATTCCTGGAGAGTCGATTGTAAGTGCCTGACGTTTCCTGGCCAGTCTTGATCTGATCTCATCAAGAGCAGATGCACCATCGTTGTTGTTGATTACCACATTAACACCTGACTGATGAGGATCGTCACCAAAGTCAGCGCGGTTGAACTTGGCAGCCAACCACTTCATAGCATCCATCTTGACCCTAGCCTTGTGAGGGTCAGGCTCGTTGTTGACCTCGTCAAGCAGTCTATTAGCTATTACATGCGATCTGCTCTGCATGGCGCGTGCGTAGATCCTCGCAAGTGCTGCGGAGCGAATACGCCACCTATAGAACCTGCAAGCGGCTGCGTGTCCATTGGTATTGGTGACTTGCTCTGCGACAGTCTCGAGGCCTTGGACGTCTGCGGCTAAGCGATCACAGATAACGAGGGCGTATTCTGCGTCTTGACCGAGTTCATCGTGAACGAGTTGCTCGTCTGACTTTGGTTTTGGATTGCTTGGGACGAGAGCCAAGGCGGCATTCATGGGGTATTTAGCTTTCCTGGTGGGTGTTGCCAGGGTTGTACTGCAACCGGAAAGCTGACGCTAGTATTGGCTACGACTATTCTTTTCCCATGGCCATGGGTGCTCGTTCTTTGGGGGCAGCGGCTCTATTGGGTTCCACATAGCTTCCCACAGCTCACCTATGGTGTCGACCTGCTCGGCTGTTGGGATGTAGCTGGCTGCGAGTCCTGCCACAGCAAGGGCTATGAAACACCATAGCATGGGCATGCTCCGGTCAGAATTGGGGAAAAGATGGGGGCACGGTATTTGCGAAAGCCGATCAGGAGAAGCCCCAGGGTCGTGGGGTGATCGCCGTGCCCCCAAGGCAGTTGACCCGGCCCGGAGGGAAGCCATTGGCTGGGTCAAGCCAGCAACCGGGATGGTTGCTGGAAACGGTGCTCAATTGAGCTTGAAGACCACGCCGACACGCACTGTCGTGTGCTGGTTTTCGCTGTCCAGGAGCTGAGACAGCGGGGCGCCGTCGTTGGGAAAAATGTAATGGATGGCTTCCAGCCTCACGGCCAGGCTGCGGGACAGCTCCACTTCGGCACCGCCGCCGATTGCGGCTCCGATTTGCCAGGTGCGCTCTGAGGCTTCATTGGCGGTGATTCTGATGCTTTGCCATGCGGGGCCGGCAGTGAGATAGATCAGGGCTGGTCCCAGTGGAATGCCGGCGCGGGCTCTGAGGCTGATCAGATGGTTGGTGCTGGAGCTGATGGAGAGTTCCTCGGTGGCGCTGCTGCCTTTGATGCCGGTGAAAATCCAATCGCCTTCGACGCCAAGCATGAATTGGCCGAGGCGCCAGTTGTAGCCGACGAAGCCGCCGGCCATGAGCTTGCCGTTGGCGATATCTACGCCCTCAGTTTGGAGGACCTGCACATCGTAGCCGGCCAATATGCCCACATAGACACCGCCTTTGTGCCACTTGGGCTCTTCGGCGGTAGCTGGGGCGGATGCTGAAATTTTGCCTTGCTTGCCGATATCGCCGGCAAGGGCTGTGGGAATGACAAGCGCGGCCAAGACCGCGCCAAGCAGCTTGGCACGCATAGATTGTCCTTTCATGATCTGGTGCGCTTTGTGATTGTGAGTGCGTCTACGGCCCGCTGTGGCACCGCCAGCAGACATCTTGATTTGTGGGGGTGTGGACAAGTCCACACGGCTGAGGTCAGTCCTGACGCGGCTCTAGAGAAAATTTGAGGCTGTCAGCGTGGGAAGGCTGCACCGATCAGCGCCAAGCTCAGCATCAGCGAGTAGAGCAGCAGCTTGTCTGCGAAAGTGTGGCCGGAGAGCAGATCGTCTAGCCAGCTCCGAGACGGAGCGCTGTGAGGGCGGCCCGGAGGTCGCCCGTTGCCAGCAGCACCAAGAGGGGGAGGGAGATAGCGAGGATAATCTTGAGCCACGCGACCACGCCCATGGTCTGCATGGGGGAGGATTCGAGAAGGGCGAGTCTGTGGTAGATCGTTTCCAGGTCGCGCTGATTGAGCTGCCGGTCTGTACTGAGCTGGGCCTCCAGATAGATGATTCGACGCTCCAGCTCGTCCATTGCTCAACACATTCTTGTCCTCGGTCTTGCCCCAAACGCAAACGCCCCGCCCCGGACTTGATCCGGGGAAGGGCGCATGTTCCAACGATGGCGATATTTAGGCCTTTTTCGGGCCCTAAGTCAAGAAGCATCCCTGTTCCTTGGTGAGCATGGCCGGCCTTTCCCCTTACTCGCCGCGCCACGCGCGCCGCACTTCGTCGATGGTCGGCAGATGGTCGGCGGCGCCGTTGTCTTTCATGCGCGACAACAGATCGTTCCACCGCGCTTCTTGCTCAGCCGCCGCACGCGCCAAGTTCGCAGCCTCATCCCGAGTCGCCTTAACCGCCGCCCACAGATCGCGGGCAAGATCAGGCGTGAGCACAACGGGTTGCTTCTGTCGGTCGTCGTAATCCATGCGGCC